AAGACCTATTGAAAGTATTTGTAAGGATGGCTAGAATTGGCCGTCTACCAGACACAATTATTGCAGATGAAGATTCCGGAATTAATACTCTGGATATGAAAGAGTTTAAATGGAGAGTATTGGGATTACCAGTATTAACCCCTATGTTAAAAACTCCGGTACCCGCTGCAGTAAACTATTACATACACGGGAACATTCCAGCTAACCAACAGATTATAGTTGATCCAAAGAGTTGCTTAATTAAACTTAATGCCATTCCTTTGAATGTTGAATCCGAAAGGATTGTATCAAATCAGACCAATGCTTTTTATGCTTCATTAACCACGGGATTTGCAAAGTTATTCAGGGATTCTGCAGTAATCATGGATTCTTCCATAAACTTCTTGGGTAATGGCTTCCCAAATTACATGAATGTAGATGCTCTACAGAATGTAGTTATAGAATAATTCTATTTCCCTATACTTTAACTTTACTTATTACCATATAATACTTAGGCTATGCAAATTTCTAATGGGTACCTTACTAAACTCTTTTTCCAAAACAGTTCAACTAATCCTGTTAATAGGCAGAAAATTGGTTGGCTTCAGTTAATTGAAGGCTTACTTCATTGGAAATATGAAGGTACTGATACTATTTTGGTTGCAGGACAACAGCAAGCCAATTGGAATGAGGCCGATAATACAAAACCCGATTTTATTAAGAATAAGCCTGCGAGTTACACTGGAACATTATCTGTGGTAACTGACTTATCTACAACCCCCCCAACTACTAAAACCATAACCTTTACACAGGGCCTAGTAACGGGAATAGTATAAGCCCACTAATTACAGAAAAGACTTTTTATTTTTATATAACCAATACTTAAATGGCAAAGAATAGATATTATAAATTAGGAGAAAAAGCACATCAGTTTTTTGACCCTATTTCTCATACACAAATCACAGGAAAACAGGTAATTTCCTTAGAGAAAGACCCCACTAATAAGGTATTTACTGCTGCTAAAGCTGGTGGACATATTGTAGTGGCTTCTGAAGAAGAATATAATACTTGGGCAGTAATAGCTGCTCAGGATGAGGAGATTAAAAATATGAAATTGGGTATTGATACTCCTACTAAGGATATTAAGGCTCCCACTTTAGAAAAGGGAATTATCTCAATTGATAAGGGGTTAAGTCAGGATGATCTGGAAGATGTTTTGGATGAAATGACCAATTCCGAATTAATTCAGGCAATTACCAATTATGGCTTTGATAATGCTGATATTAAAGCTGCTAAAGGCTTAATGAAGAATCATACCAAACTGGTAGAATTTATAATGAAACAGTACCCAGTGTACACAGAAGAAAAATAATGGTAAAAGCAAACTTTAACCCTCAGGTTAATGGGTTATCAGTAGGGTTCATAAATGCCTCTACCGGTAACCCATTAACTTTTGTATGGGATTTTGGAGACGGTAATACCTCTACAGATAATAATCCCACTCATGTTTATGGGTATGCAGGTTATTTCACTATAACTTTAACTGCCACAGATGGAGTAACCTCAAATGTTTATTCCTTGTTATTAGGGGTCAGTGCTGTGGGCCCTACTCTTTCGGCAAGTATAAAAGATTTGGTACTTAAAACAGTACCTTCAGATATAATTATAGATCCTTCCATTTTAAGTATGGCTATCCAAAAATGGCAGTCTTTCTTACAACCTCTAGTTAAACCAAAAGTGCAAACTATAGATACTTTTAATGAATTTGCTTATACTGCACTAGCAAATACTTTAATAATCCTATTGGTTAGCTATGAACTTATATTAAATGGTGCAGAAAGCTACTTAATCCAAATTGGGGGGGATACCAAAGTTCTAAAAAGCGTCGGTACTGATCCAGCAAAAGCAGAGTTCTTTTCCAAATCCGATCTTTGGAAAGGTTTAATGGCTCCTGGGGGTTTATTTATAAATGTACAGAGCAATTTATGTATGTTAGCTTACAGATTACGTATACCCTTACATATTTGCCCTGAACTACCCCGTCCAATAATTGGACCTCTAATGGGTTCAAATCGAGTTCCGGACCCTATAAGGGTTTTACCTTTATTACAGGAATTAGCAATGATATTTGGTTGGTAAATGAGTCAGTTACTTTCAGATAAAGATTGGGCCGATTTTAAAGAGGCTGTAAATAATTTTACGGATACATTCTATCAAAAGGTAATAACTTGGAATAGGATGACCTCTAATGTGGATACTTGGGGAGAAGGTACAAATAAAACTTATACCCCTATATCTTTAAATGTTTACCTTCCTACGGGATTAATGAGGTTATTAAAGGAAGTAAGAGAAACCTCTACAGGAAAAACAGATGAATTAACTTTACAATTCTTTATAAGTAAAAAATACTTATCAGACTTAGGATACTTAAATTCTGCAGGATACTTTGCCTTTAATCCCGAATTTGATCAATTTGAAATAGATGGTTTAATCTGGGTATCATCTGAGGATTCTACTTTGGCTCAGGCTAAAGATGACAATCTTTTATTTCAAGTTAAATTAAGAATATTAAACCATCCTACAGGAGAACCCATACATTAATGGCCTATACAACTGCTTCAGGAATAATGCGTACCCAACCCCAAAGAAATTTGGGGGGTGTAAACATTGATGAAGGTTTAATAGGAATTGAATTGGAAGGGGAATGGGAATCAGTTTCTGGGTTATTAAAAAACCTTCCCATCCATATTAGGAAAGCTGCTATGAAAGGAGAGAAAGTTTTTGCAGAGAAATTTAAAGCCAAGATTTTAGATAATATACGAGGTAATGGGGCAGGATTAGATTGGTTTCCTTTAGGGGAAAAATATAAAGCTTTAAAGGAAAGAAAAGGGGTTGACCCTAATCAGATGTATGAATTTTATGGTTTGTATATAAGTTCCATAAAAATAAAAGAAGATCTTAAATTAAATGTTATTTCCATAGGAATCCATAATGATGAGAATAAAAAATCATCTTTTGGAAAGTATACAGTGGGTCAATATGCAGTAGTATTAGAATCTGGGTCTCAGGCTAGGAATATTATAGCTAGACCTTTATGGGGTCCCACATTTACTCAAATGGGGGGAATGAAAGAATTAAAGAAAGAAATTTTAATGTCATTACATAAATATAGTGCTTAATACCGTATTATCCAATATACAGGAATTAATAGAAAAGTCAATATACTCTCAAATAATGGGAGTATCTATAGCGAATGGTTATACTCCTAACTTATTTGATACGGTTACTTACCCCAATACCCCCACAGGACAGATAGCTTTACAAAGTGCCTTAGATGCAATTATTGTTTCAAAGGGTTTTACTGTAGAAGTACTTAGTAATAATGCCCCTCAAGACAAGGGATACAAGAAATCCCCAAGGATTGTAATAGTTTCAGAAAACTTTATTTCAGGGCAAATAGGTGCAGGAATAGTGGATTATGAAGAAGTAACTTTACCTATTACGGGACAGAAAGTATATTATAAATATCTTTGGCCTTCTACCTTATCAGATTTTTCTTTTCAAGTTCATATCATTGCAAATTCGGTTACTCAGGAAAGGGTTTTAAATTCCATAGTGGCTAATGCACTTCCAACTTTAGGTTATATCCCTATTTATAATGGAGGGGGCAATTTCTTTATTAGGAATATAGGTTATTCTAATCTGGGAAATATTATAGAAAACTTAATTGAGAAAGTAAATAAGTTTACGATTGAGGATGTTTACCTTACAGAAAAAGTTCTTTTGCTTAATAATAATATATCTCCTTTAAAGGAATCTAAGGTAGATTTGGAATTAAATTCCCCAAGTTCTAATAGCCCTTTAAAGGAAACTTTATTTGATGATACTTATAATTGATTCTCCTAATGTCAAGATTAATTCCAATACATTTATATAAATAATTATAACTATGGGCAATACCACTCAAACAAACTTTAATATAATCGACCAAACTAATCAGGTTAATGCTTTCAGTGGAAAGATAGCTTGGGTAGAAGGTTGTTTTCCAAGGGGTCCCGTAAATAATCCTAAAGACCTTATCACTAATCCTACACAATTTGCTCGAATATTTGGGGGTACTGCTCAGGCTGATAAATCGGCTTTAGCCTGTGTAGAAATGTTAAATAGGGGCGTAGGTTTAAGGGTGAATAGGATTTTGGGGGCCGGTAATGCTTCTGCAAGTTTAAATCCGGTAGTATTTTTTAGTTCTATTAATTCAGGACCTTTAACTCCCCCAGATTTTATTGTTATAAATATTGGAGCTGAGACTTATACTCAGGCCTATATTACAGACAATAATACTACATTAACCACTTTGGTCACTCAAATAAATAATAATTCCAATTTGGCTAAAGCATATTTACAACCTTTAATTGGAATTGCTACAGATTATTCTGTTTTAATTATTACTCCCATAGCAACGGCCATTATCAATAATACGGGTAGTACTTTAACTTATGCTTGGACCACTATTACATCCGTGGGGATAGTGGATGTTTTAGGGAATATCCTATTTACACTTACACCTCAAAGTGGGGGAGTAGATGGAAATTATTTACAATATTTCATAAGACCCGCTTCTAATGGCAATCTTAATGCTTTTAATTTAATAGTGGGAAATACTCAGGATAACATAGCCGAGTTATATGAAAATCTTTTAATTACAGGAAACCCCACAATAGCCCAATCAAGTTATTTAAAGGTTATAACCAATACCTCTACATTAGTTAATGTAACCTATGCAGATTTATCAGGAATTTCTGGACAAGTAAGACCTTATAATTTACAATACAGTAATTCGGGGGGTTCTGATGGAGATACCCCAGTTGAGGCCGATTTTGCAGGGGTATCTGCTAATCATACAGGATTCTTTGCTTTTGACCCTTATGCTGATTCGTACTGTTTGGGTATACTTAATCAATCTGATACTTTATCGGGAATTGCAACAGACGGCGAAGCTTATGCTAGATCTAGAGGGGATATAAGATATTACCAACACTTAGATAATTCTTATACTACTAAGGATGCTTTAATTACTGCCCGAACTGGATTACCCATTTCTAAATCCATAGTATATACCGCTGGAGGATTAAGCGTAATGGATCCCGATACCTCTATGCCTATTAATATTTCAGAAATGGGTAATGTATTGGCTAATGTAGCATTAAGAGCAAATCCTTGGTTATCACCCGCAGGTCCTCAAAATGGGAATATTCCTGGAGCTTTAGGAGTAGTAAATAACTTTGGTAGTCCCGCTTGCTTTACTGATTTAAATCTATTGGCCAATAGCCAAATTAATATGGTTATAAACCAAGATGGTAGTATATTCTTACAGGATGACTATACAGGCCAACAAACCAACAACCAGGAACAGTTTATTGGTATATGCGATTTATTGGTATATATGGCTAGGGTATTACGTCCGGCTATGAATTTTTATGCAAAACAACCCCTTGATATCCCTTTAATGTCCAGTATTTATTATTTAGTAAAACCCTTTTTTACTAATACTTTAGTAGGGGGTAGAGCAATTTCTGATTGGACTTGGAATGGAGATCAAAATGCAACTTCTTTAGCAAACCTTCAAATTAATAATCCTTCTGATGTGGCTTTAGGTAAATATAAAGTTCAGTTAAAAATAAATGCTATAGCCCCATTAACAGAGATGACCATCAATATTTACTTAACTCCAGCCGGAGTTTCTATAGTCTAATAATTTAAACCCATAATATAATGGCTTCAATCACTAATCCACGTAAAAATTTCCAATATTCTGTAAGTTTTCCGGGACACCCCATCAATCAAATGCTTTTTCAGGAGTTTGATACTCCCGATATGGATTTTGAAGTAAAGGAACATGGCGATAGTAATTACCTTGTAAAAACTGCTGGACAGGTTAAGTTTGGTACAGTTAAACTTAAAAAGCTTTTAACTACGGGTATTGGAGATTCCGATAACAACTTTTTCTTTAATTGGGGCCTTATGTGCCAGGACGCTATGACAGGTGGAGGACTTCCCCCAAGTGTTTATTGGAGAACCTGTATTGTTCATGAATTAACTGAAGACGGGACAGGAATTGCTAATACTTGGGAAATTACTGACTGCTGGCCTTCTAAGATTAATGGAATGAAACTGGATAGGATTAAGGGAGAAAATTCCTTAGAGGATGTAGAGTTACAGGTAAATATGGTGGATAAACTTTAATACAAGGATACTTACTACATTTAGGGGGACTATATTATATTAAATGTAGTTCCCCTAATTTGTTTAAATCTAAGCTTTTATGGATATTGAAAAATTAAGATCTTTTTACGGTAAAATACATGAGTTTATAACTCCCTCGGGTTATACCATGATTATAAGAGAACAGAATGGTAACGATGATGATGTTATTACTAAAACAGGAAATAGCAATATAAACAGTATTAATGCTTTTATACAGGGTATTATTATATACTGTGAATTATTCCCAGATGTTCAGCAATTAAGTATGGCTCAATTAATGGCCTTGAAACTAAGGGATAAGTATATTACCCTGCTTCAATCCAGAATATTTTCATTGGGCAATATCTTAAATTTTTCTTATGATTGGAAAGTACCCGGTAGACCCCCATTTGATTACACTGAAGATCTTAACAAGTATATATGGGATTATTCAACCCCCTTTCCTCAATTAGGGGATAAAGAGTATTTCAAATACCGAACTAAACCCTATGCAAATGGTTTAGAAATAGAGAAAGAATTATTGCTTTCTAGTACTAAAAAAGTAAAATACCAATATCTAAGTGGTATAAGTGAAAAAACTTTACTAGATAGAGTAGATAATGACATCACTATTAATGATGAATTAAGGGCTAGAGGGTTCCAATGGGAAGTTAAAGGTACTTGGATGATTGTTGAGAACTTTAAAGACTTTTCTCCAAAGGATATGATTGAAATTAGGAATGATGTAAATGCAGTAGATGAGAAAATGCAATCCTTAACTGAAATTGAAAACCCCTTAAACGGTACTATAGTAACTTTACCTTTATTGGGGATATCTGATTTTTTCTTTCCTCGGGAAATTTAGAATCTGACTATTTCTATTTTTCCCAGTGTAAACTCCAAATGTCCTTTAAGGAATTTATGGAGTTACCCCTTTCAAGAAGAAAAAAGTTTATTGATCAATGCGATAAATGGGTCAAACAAACCGCTCTAAAATAAATAATGTTATTAGGTTCAATAGGTTCAAATAATGAATTAGCTATAGGCTTACGAATTTATCTTAAGGATGAATTCACTAAGCAAATAACTTCTGTAAAAAATACCTTTGGGAATTTTAGACAGGAATTAGAGGCTTATAGGTCTAATTTAACTTCTGCTCGTAATATGTATACGGGATTAGCCATTGGTGGAGCCTTAATAACTTCTCAGTTAGCTGAATGGGTTCAGTATGGAGCCAAATTTGATTTTGCTATGAGGGGTATAAAGGTAGTATCTGGGGATACTGCTGAACAAATTACCAAGATAGGTGAAGAGGCTAAGTCTTTAGCTAAGAGTTCAATATTTGCTCCTGAACAAATCTCTAATATGGTTGAAGAATTAGCCAAGAGAGGTTATTCAGGAACAGATCTATCCGAATTCACTAAAAAATCTATAGCTTTAGCTGGTGCTACAGTAAATGACTTAATACCTACTTCAGAAATGTTATCCAATACTATGTCGGGTTTTAGGATAAATACCGAAGACATAGGCAAAACTACAGATATATTAACTGTGGCTTTAAATAAATCATTTTTGGGTTTACAGGATTTTGGAGATGCTTTGCATTATGCTCAGTTTACTGCTGTAAATTTAAAACAGCAATTACCCGATGTATCTGCTGCATTAATGGTATTATCTAATGCAGGACTAAGGGGATCAATGGCGGGGACTTCTTTAGAAAATATGTATAGGTATTTGGCTAAGAGTTTAGGTTTATGGAAAACTAAACATGAAGCTACTTCCTGGCAAATGTTAGGATTTAATCCCAATGATTTTGTTACCCTTGCTGGAGATTTAAAACCAATGCCCGAAATTTTAGGGGCTATAGGAAAAGCCCTAGAGAAAACAGGGGCTGGTTCCATAAGATCTCAGACCATATTAAATGCTATATTCGGGGTTAGAGGAACAAGGACTGCTTCAGGGTTAATACATGCGAAAGAACAGTATCAAGAGTTTTTAAAGATACTTAATAATACTCCTGCGGGTTCTACTGATAAAATGTTTAAGGAAAGGATGGATACTTTGTGGGGGGATATGAAAACTATAACTAATGCTTTAAATGTATTGAAGATTAATTTTTCAGCAGCATTAGGCCCAATTCTTAGACCTTTATTACATGGTATAAGATCTGTAATAAATGGATTAGGTTGGTTTCTTAAAACCCCTTTTGGGTCAATGTCTGCAGTAATAGTGGGGGGTTTAATTGCAGTAAGAACAGTTATCTGGACAGTTAAAGCTGCTTTAGGGGCAGTTTATTTGGCTCAATCCCAATTAACTGTGGGATTCGGATCTATGATGGGAAGTATGAAAACGGGATGGAGTATACTCACTGCTTCAGTTTTAGGTTATAGCTCTGCCTTGAAAGGGGTCATCATGGGATCTACTCAAATGGGTTTAAGTAATGTGACGGGGTCAATGATGAGGGCTGAAATGTTAATAGCCCAATCCCAAAGCTTTCAGGCTGGAAGTCCTGGTTATTACTGGAAGATGGGTCCTGGGGGACGCAAAAGGGTTAGTGCTGAAACTTATGAAAGGTGGCAAAGGATAAGGGGTTCTGCCAAAGAACGCTTGGCTTGGGGTCAAAATCAAAGGGGAGCCCTAGAAGGTAATGTAGGAGCTTTAAATAATGGGAAAGGTATGGGAATGGGGGGAATACTCCTCGGATTAGGAGGAGGGCTATTATCTTTAATTGGGGGATGGCCAGGAGTAATTATTGCGGGGTTATCTGTTATTCCTTCTTTAATAGATGTATTCAGCGATCATAAGGATGCTACTCAGGAAAACACTGAAGCCCTAAATAAAAATACCCAAAACAATGAAGAAATACAAAGAAGGATTAAAGTAGTACAGGATACTCATGGAGACAGGAGATACCAAATTTCGGGATTACAATTTCCCCAAGAGGTAGTGGATAAAATGATGAATCAGGCCTTGGTATCAGTTTTTGCTCAGAAAGCTGGGGTATCTAATATGAAGAATGCTACTATACAGTTTGTAATGGATGGGAAGAAAATTTGGGAAAAAGATTTGGATGAGGTAAATGACCGAACAGTAGTAAGTTTATTAAGGTAATGGCAAAGTTAAGAGAAAAAGTAATAGCTCAAGTTCATTTGGCTGATTTATACAGTATGTATGGGTCAGCACTTCCCATGACTGGAAGCAATGCTCAGAATTATCTTACTGCTTTAGAAAATGTAAATCTTAAATCCCAACATGATCAGTATCGTTTGGGGTTACTTGCTGATAAGGGGGCTCATTTATTAGCCAATAAATTAATTCATAAGGATCATAAGAGTAAGCCTTCAGTTATTGAATTAAACCAAAATAGGCTGGGGGATGACAAGGTTATTCCCGATAGAGAAGAAAAAGAAGCGGTTATAAAAATTGAAAGCTCTAGACAATCACATGGTCAAGTACTTCCCCAGGGTCGTAAGCCTTTTAAATCCTACATTTATATTATTCAAATCAAATCTAATAAGATTTATGAAACCATCCAACTTCCTTTTATTCCCAAAGTACTGGATTGGGATATAAAAACAGATCTGAATGCTATTATGTCATTGGGTAGAAATAACCCTTCAGATTTTCATTTTACTGGGGCTGAAGATACTTTAGAATTTGAGATTGATTGGTTTTTTACTACGGGAAGTTCCGATGACTCAGAATATAGGAAAAGCGCTATGAACAATGCTTTAAAATTAGTTTCCTGGGCTAAAGCTGATGGGTATACTTCTTCCCCATTACCTATTAACTTAATATGGGGCCCAGAAACATTCCTTATACCCCAAAAGGGAATAACCATGTATACAAGTGATTATAAGTCAAATATTTTCATAAATGATCTATGGGTTATCAAAAGTATAAAGGGTAAATTGGAAGAATTTTATAAGCCTATGTCCCTTTTACCCCAAAGAGTAACCCAAACTATTACCCTTGAGAAAATGGCTCCCACTAACCCTACAACCAAACAATTATTGTCATGGTAAATAATATTTATGATTTAGGAAATATTATTACCTTTAGTGATAATACTCAGATGTTGGTTAGGGGTTTATCGATATTACCCAATCCTTCTACTGATTACCCTACTACAGTGTTACAGGATGAAGTTAGTTTACCCTTAAAAACTTTCCAAGTTTATGGCAATCATAAACCTTGGTATTTGATAGCCGATTATAATAATATCATAAATCCTTTTGAGGATACATTTCCCGGTATGAATTTAGTAGTACCCAACTTATTATGATAAAAACCCCTATT